TAAGCCAGTTTTATGAAGCTATCACATCTGCGGTTGGAGAAGAAAAATGTAGAATCATTTATCCTACTGGTGATGTTGCTGTAAGCGCTGAACAACTTCATAGACCGGGAAGTTTTAATTTTTTGGATTATACTTATTAAAAAGGATATATAATGGCTAGAAGTAGTCTACAGTATAGAAAACAGTTACAAAGTCTCTTACCAAAAGGTCGATTATGGAATAGAAATGAAGATAGTATATTAACAAAAGTGTTATGGGGAATGGCCGAGGAATTATCAAGAATAGATGGAAGAGCTAGCAACCTAATAAACGAAAAAATATTAGCAACAACCAATGAATTGATAACAGAACATGAAGAAGATTATGGTTTGCCGGAAGAAGGACAGGAGTTACAACAAACAATAGAATTAAGAAGGAATGAATTAAAATCAAAATTATTGGAGGTTGGGCAGCAAGATAAGGGATATTTAGAAGACATTTGCAATGCGTTTGGTTATAATAATGTTTGGATTGAAGAGTTCCGTCCAGCATGGTGTGGTATCGCTTGCGCTGGGGATCCATGCGGGGGTCAACTTAATTTGTTTTTTTGGAAAATAAATATTGATATTGATGGAATTAAAGATTTAGTTATTGCTGGATATGATATCGGATTTGATAATGGGTTTTTAAACAATGCGATGTTTTATACAGCGAATGAAACAATTTTAGTAAATTTAACTAAAATAATAGCAAAAATGAACAAATTAAAACCGGGTCATACTCATGTGTTATTCGACTGGTGGAATGCAGGATTTGATCGGGGGTTTGGAAGAGGATTTAGGAGGTTTTATCATTATGATAATTACTGGGTTGGATTGGGGTTTGACGTAAGTTTTTCAGATGGGTTTGAAAATAATTCTAGTTATCATGGTGTAAATTATACAGGAGGGTTCAATTATGGCTTTTCAATAGATTTTGATAGAAATTCAGGTGGTGGATTTTCACCTGACGGTTTTCAAAAAAGCGAAATAAAAATCATTGGAGGATTCAGTTTTGGATTTTCTCTGGGATTTGATAGAGAATCTGGCGCAGGATTTAGTTGTCCTGCTTAGAAATAAATTATAGGAGGAATTATTATGGCAGATACGCAAAGGTCTAAAGCACAGATATTAGCATTATTTGCTGATAATGTTACAGGACAAATTTCACCGCAAGATTTAAGGGATTTTGTTGTTACTGTAATGGAAAGCGAATTTTCTAATGCCGGCGATTTCTGGTCAAAACCGCAGGCAAAATATATTACAACAGATAAGACGGCAAAGGGATGGAAAGAATATTCACAATTAATTCTATCAGCATGTAGTTTTATGAATGTTTTATATTACAATGTTTCCGGCGGTGGATGGGGATTAGCGAATGTGAGTGCAAGCGCTGAAACCGGTATGTTAGCATTGGCTATGGATAGTTACGCTGCTGGGATTAGTACAGGTATTGTATTGAAAGAAGGAATCGTGTATGATTCATCTTTTTCTACACTTTTTAGCCAGTTACTTGGTAGACCTGTATATCTTGCAAGTGGAGTACCCGGAAGTATTACAACAACAATTACAACAAATTCAGTAATGATACTTGGTGCAATATGCTGGAGTGATGACATGGGTGCTAGTGCTATCGGGAAATGGTATTTTAGGCCAGAATGGGCAGTAAAAGGAGAGTAATATTGTCAATATTCGCTCATATATCGCCTATATTGACAATATTTATTAAATTTATATAATTATACTATATAGGCATATTGTTCAATGATGACAATATATGAGCATTTGACAGTATATTGATATTTTACGATATATTATTTCTAATATTTAGTATAAATATTATATATATTATAGATATATTGGATATAAATACTATAATATCTATAAAAATGTATAATATTTTACTAAATATTCTTAAAAGTCTAGGACTTTTTATATATTTTAATATGGAGAATAATTATGCATAGAACCGAAGGATTAAATTTCACAAAAGATAACAATGGTAATAACGTTTTCACAAACGGGCCGCCGGCGACAACGATTGAAGATAGATGGTTGAATGCCATACAGGAAGAAATTTGTAATGTTATTACTCATGGTGGGCTTGAAATTAAGGATGCAAGTACTGATTCTGTGCATACACAATTAAGAGATGCTATTATTAATTTTGCTGGCGTTTTTTCAACAGTTATAGCATCCCAACTAGCTTTCAACAATTGTATAGAAAGAGTTGCTGCAAATCAATATAAGATAAAGGATGATTATACGTCATTATATTTGAAATATGTTACAGGTGGGTATGCGTGTTTTGGGAGCAATAGCTTTCTTTCGGACGGAGATACGTGGGGGTATCTTGATACTAACAATTGTAAACTTATACAATTTGAAAATGGTGCTTATCTTTTTGCTGGGGATACACCGTTTTATCTTAGAATTACAGGCGTTGGATGTGGTTTAATTTTTCCATCTATAAAAGGCTCTGGCGTTACTGATGCTGCGGTTCAATATTCTTATTATATAGCAACAACCGGAGTAAGATTATTAATGCCAAAGGTAGTGGACAGATATACTAATACCGATTATGTCTCGTTTTATAGTAGTTCAGAAGATTCTGAACAAAATATTGTTGCGCCGGTAATTGACAATATTACAGAAACAGGTGGATCAATAACAAGATTTTATCAATGTCTTAATGTTGTAGATTTTTACTGGAATGTAGAAAAAGTTAGACATGTTAATACGCAATCAGATTTTAATTTACTTTTTGAAAGAGTTGCTGCAAATCAATATAAATTTAGAGATGGTATAACTACTGTAAAAATGGGAATTTTGGCTGGTGGGTATCAAATATCAGGAATATTATCGGGAGGAGATACGTGGGGGTACATTCAAACTAACAATTGCGTTAAAATAGAATGTGAACCGGGCGCTTATTTTGATTGGGACGATATGCTTGGATATCTTGAAACAAATACTGACGATTGTGTTTTGGACGGGGTTGATATTAGAGGCGACGGGATAACAGAACTTGACCCATCCGGGACTACCTATTCGTTTAAATTAAATGCAATGAGAGTTACATATCGAGCTTGTAAAACAAGTGCAAGAAAGATTAATAGCACTGCTCATGTTTTCGTGGGATTTTATGGAAGCACAGATTCAGGGCAAAGAGACACTTCTAGTTATGAGCGTTGCATGGCTTATGAATTAGGCATAGACGGTGCAACTACATTGTTAACTGGATTCTACAAATGTTCGAATCTTAGTAATTGCGTTTGTTATGAGTTCGATGATACCGGTAGTACTGCCGCTAATATATATGCGGTATATGATTGCAGGAATGTTAGCAATCATGTAGTATATGATTTTGACAGTCTTAGTACATCAGGCAGCATTATACCTTTTTCAGATACTAATGGTATTAGTAATGCTTACGTATATGATATAGATGGCGGAACTGATGTTAATATAGCAATATTTGATGGCTGTAGTAATCTTAGCGGATGCGAGGTAAAAAATGTAGACGCAACCGGAACAGGATATATATATGGATTCTGGGCATGCACTCAAGTCGTAGGATGCAAGATTGATGATTTTGACGGTGCAGATATAATATACGGCTATTATGATTGTAGACGTGTTTCTGCTTGTTATGTTACTGATTGTGATACTAGCGACAATTTTATAGGAGTTTATCAGTGTTATGATATTTCTGCATGTGAGGTTTATGCATGTTCAGGTTATAGCGTATACGGTTTTAATGATTGTCATGGTTTAGTTGGGGGTTATGTATCTGATATTAGTGGCAGTAATAATACTTATGGGTTTTACTATTGTTATAATATATCAGGGTGTGAAGCAATAAGTCTAACTGGCAGCACGATGGGAAACACAAACGGCTATTATGCTTGCGAGTGTGTTTCTTCGTGCAAAGTCTACAATATTACATCTGCTGAAATATCGCCTATAGTTATAGTAGGGTTCAATGGTTGTCGTTATGTAAGCGGGTGTAATGTATATGGTGTTAGTAATACTTCTAGTGGCGATGCTCATGGATTTCGTAATTGTGATGTAATATCTGCATGTGAAGCTAATCAAATAACAAGTTCTAGTGGTACAGCAGAGCAGTTTCATAATTGTACTTATGGAGCAGCATTGTATACAGGCGATACTCCTGCATCTACTGGTAATGATTATATTGATACAGCCGATGCGCAAATTACTCATAAGGTGTCAACTCCGGATATATTTACATAATAAAAGAATAAAAAAAATGAAAAGAGGAGAATAAAAAAATGAAAATAAAAGAATTTATAAAAAAAATAGATGTATGGAAAATAATAATATTAATTAGTTTTCTTGTTATTATAATAATTGCAAGCGGGTATACAATTAATACACAATGGGGGTCAATTTTTAAAAATACCGATGATAAATTAAATGGAAAAATAACAAAGATAAAGACCCAGACTAATTACAGCAATGACATGAAAAAAGATGTTATAGCTGATAATGGCGCATTGTATGATAAAGTTCTAAGAGAATATGTTAAAGAGAAAAATATTAACGTAACAAACGAAAGAATTGAAAAAGACGTTCGTTATTATAAATTATTATTAATTGTTATGAATGATACTTGCGAAGATATAACAATTAACAGATATATACATAATAATGACCTATATAGATATAAAAATAAAAATGATTGGGAAGTTTTTAAATCAAATGTAATTTCATTGTACATGAAAACAGGTACAGACATTTTGTATAATTATTATGATAACTCCAAAGTAATAATGCCATTAAACGAATGGCTAAAAAGGAGTAGAGTTGGAATTGTAGGCGTAATGACCAAAAACACAAACAAATTATTAGAAAATTTAAAAATAGAAAGTGATATTTATTACAGGCATTTTGGAGGTAAATAATGGATCCATGTGAAGATAAAGGTGGATACCGGTCGTTTGGCTGGAAGACAAAAAACGGCTTATCCCATACGGGACATGATTACAATGTGCCTGTTGGTACAGATATTGTATCTCGATGGGATGGAGAAGTTGTTTTTTCCGGTTATGTTTCAGGATTTGGCTCTTACGGGAAAGAAGGTGGAGTGATTGTAATTCGACACAAATATCAAAAAAGAACACTTTACGGCATATATGGTCATATTGTGAGATATAAGAGTGCAGGAGAAAAAGTAAAAGAAGGAGAAATGATAGGGAAAGTAATTAAATATCAAACAAAAGACTGGCGGGCAGATCATTTGCATCATGGTATATGGGATAATGAGATGTGGGAGCTGCCGAGGAAGTGGGGATATGTTCCTTATTTACAAAATTATAAAAATCCGTTAGACTATGTGTAGATAAGAGGAGGAATATTATGAAATCATTTATAATATCTACAATTATATTATTAATAGTATTCTCAATATCGTTTGTATTGGGGTGTTTGGCAGAAAAATACAATTGGATAGGTAAAATTATAGAAAAAATTAAGAAAAAATAATGTTTGAAATAGCGCATATAATATGCGCTGTTATATTTATTGTTATTATTATCATAATTATTAATAGATGGCTGAAATGAAAAAACTATTATTTTTTATTACAAAAATAGATACTAACTATTGTAATCAAAAACCCTAAAAATACTCCTATAAATAATGAAATTGCAGGTAAAATTGTAGTTAATATATTCATTTTTATTTCTCCTTTTTTTATATTTCCATCGTATTTATTAGCTCATTTGCTTCATACCCATGTTCAATAAGCCAATTGTCAACTTTATTATAATAATCATCAAATTCGACTTGACTCATTTTATCGAATGCAGTTGAGTTAGGATATTTTTTTATCTCTCCGGATTTTAGTTTTAAAACAATCGGTTCTAAAAACATTTCTTTAAAATACATATGATATGCAGTATCGGTATTCCCGAAATGGAATTCAAGAGCTTTTAATAATACCCAGTATTTTGCATTATGTTTAACATTTCTGCTTTTTGTTACCTTTATTTTATAAGTATTTCCTTTTTTTAATTTTATTGCACAGTATTTTTTATTATCAATATCGGTAATGAAATTATATTTATCATCCATTGTGGCTATAATATCCATGTTGTATTACTCTTTTCTTCTCAGTAATTCTATGATAGCAGGATGTCCATTACAACGGCTCGCATACATCAATGCTGTTTCGCCAAAATTATTTTTAGCATTCACATCAGCAC